ATATTATTTGGACATTTAGATAAGATGTTACGTAATTTAGTATCTGTTGAGTGTGTTTTGCCATATCGATATTTGTACTCATCACATAATGCAATAAAATGTTTATAGTGCCAATTATAGTTTTCTGATGATTCCATAGTCCATATTGTACATGGATGTCCCATGTGTACAGCTTTGTAAAGAGTAAATTCAGTATCATTATCCATATACCAATACTTTACCATAGTCTTACCAGACTTTGAAGCTTTTCTGCATTGGTGGCCATCAAGCATACGATGCGCAGTTGAAAGCATTTGCCCTGATTCTACAATCATTTTAACAACATGTTTATCACACTGCTGTTGTGCTGCTATAATTGGATTATTGTCAAGTATAAATAAATTCATAATATATATTATAACATATTTTCTATGTTTTGTAAACTATTTCTTTTTCTTTTTTTTATGTAGTTTAGCGTATAGTTTATGTTGTCTTAATTCTCGTATATCTTTCACTAGTCTTCTTTTTTTTCTTGCTCTTAAAGACTTTACCATTCTGTCTCCGTGTTTAGTTAATTCCATAGTAATCTCCTGTAATTAAATTAAACATAACAAAATAGATTATTCGATGGGCGTACCTCCTATTTAACTATTAGGTTTGGAAATGCATCACAAACTAATTTTTTTGTGATACCCTTGTATTTCATTTTTTTGTCCTTTGCAGCTATGAGCAATTCAGCTTCATCGACATGAAGTGTTTCAAGCAAATTTAAAAATAAACCTTCTCTTTTTAGAGGTTTCATTTTATTTGCTATTGGACCTTTAAAGAAATACTTAAATTGAGTATAAGCTTTATTCAATATAGTATATTGATAATCTTTAGGAGCGTCATCTTGACGATAATTTGGAGCTCCTTCAGGTAAAGCTGATACAATTGTATCATCATACTGAACTCTCAATATGTCTGTAAGACCTGGTGATTTATTAAGTTGAAGGAATTTAATCCTTTCGTCTCTCTTTATGATTTTGCCTGCTTCTTCCAGGACTTCTGATATTAATTTTCTTCTAGCCATTGTAAAATTCCTCCACGACTTCAATCAAATGATTACATCTTTTCTTTATTAAATAGTTTAATATTTTCATATTTGGTGTCTTTGCTTGACTGTTAAAATTATTTATAATAGATTCTTGTATGTCTTCTGGTATATCTGTTAAATCAATAAGCTTTTTATTCCTTTGATAGTTACGATATATCTCATCATCCATTTGTTCTCTTAAATTGTCTGAATGTTCTAACCAACTATCAATCCTTGTTTGTCTTAGTGGTGTTTGAGAGTTTTCACTAATAAATGTATCATCAGCTGATAAAACATTTGGTATACCATCACCACTATCTCCTCTCATAATATGATTAAATAAGTATGTTCTTGGATTTTTATCTGTGACAAATTTCTTTTGTATTGGTGACCATTGTTTTACATTTTTGTATTTTTGTAATTGTATAAAGTCTTTGTCTGAAGATATAATCATTACTGGTTCATCTTGTCCAAACTCTTGGGTTTGCATTGCAAGTGTACCAATAATATCATCAGCTTCTACACCTTCCATGTGTATAACTTTATATGGTAAATAATCTCTTATTTCATCTCTGACAGTATGCAATATTCTAAATATTTCTGTCCAATCTTGAGATGATTCATCTCTATTCTTTTTACGAGCTGCTTTATATTCTGGAAAGAATTCTTTTCTCCAAGTGTTCATGCCATCAGCACATATGACAACCTGGCCATATTCATCTCTGTATTTTTTATTATACATACGAATACTATTTAGTATCATATGTCGTATCATATTTTCATCATTTAATTTTTGCACTATAATATTACTTAGTGCAATTTGGCTATAATCAATCAGTATCATCTTCATCCTCTGGTTTAAAATCAAACACTAAATCACTATCACTTGGCTCAAACGTATATTCTGCTAATTGATGATTTGCTTGTTCGTTTAATAAAATCATTTCTTTTATTTTTATATAGGCATTATCCATAGTTTGATGTAAACCATGTGGCATATTATACCATCTGTTAAACATTGCATTTAACATATTTACAATAACAAACATATCTCTTGACTCTTGTTTAGTTTCATCTCTAAAATCCATTTCCATAAAGTCTTCTGATATTTCACCAGTATTAATAAATTCTTCTAATACTTCTAATAAATAATGTGAACTATCAACACATCTATTACTTACTTCAGTTAGAATTTCTGTATCTTGTTTTAGTTCTATTTCCTTTTGAGTTGGAAACTTTAGTATTTTTCCCATATAATATATATTATATCATACTTTTAGTCATTTGTAAACAAGTTTTTCACACTTTTTGAACCAATCCTACAATTAATTATACCATTATAATATTGTTCTGAAAGTAAAACTTCTCTTTCAAATTGTTCTTTAGTTTCCATATAAGCGCATTCACCTTTTGTTTTACATAAGTGTAGTATTTCTCTATAAAACATATCTTTACCACACTGAGCTACATCTTCTTGTAAATGCTTATTTGAACCCCAATAATCTTTCCAATCTGATTCGACCTTTAATCTTTGTCTACGTTTTCTTTTTTTGGTAATAGGAAGAGTCTTAGCTTTCCAAAAGAATTTTTTACCAATATATTTTTTGTTTGTTGCTCGATTAGTGATACAATAGACAAACCCATACCACTCCTTTCCATATCTTTCGTAAGTAAAAGGTTCATCAGGCTCAAACTTTAGTCCTTGATATATCCAATCATTCATTAAAATCTAACTCGTCAGCATCATCATCAGTAGGTTCACCACAATGAGGACAAAAATTTATTTTGAGTTCTCTATCATCAGGCTTAATTACTATGCGTGAATAACAATATTCGCATTCTAATATCATAACTCTACGCTAGTTAACTCTTTTAATTCTGTATATCCACCAATCTTTTGACCATCTAAAATAATTTGTGGAAATGTTCTAGCACCTGGAAATTTTTCCATTAACTCTTCTCTTGTAAAATCAAAGCCTAATAGTTTATATTCATAATCCATTTTCTTTTGTTCGCATAATGCTTTTGCCATATCGCAATATGGGCAATTATCTTTTCCGTATATCTCTATCATACTAAATGTTTCTCCCTGTCTTTCTTTGCAGTATACATTGTTCCAGTCTTTCGACCATAATAAGGTTCTTTTTCAATCCCTTTGGTTCCTTCTGCACTTATTAATAATGAAATAATTGCATAAAAGCTTGCAATAATTCCTACAGCTAATATTACCCCGTCCATAATCCTATCATCTTAAACATAAATAACATAAACCCAAATACACAAACCTGTATAATAGATGCTACAGTAATTTGTTTCATTGGATGTACATCATGTAATTTTTCAACCCATGACTCTGATGGAGATAAATTAACCACTTGTAAAATTTTTTCTTCTTTCACAAGCTTAAACCTTTAAGAGTATTATTATCTACATCTTGTTTTACTCCACCAACCACATAAGAACTTATTTCTGTTTCTTGTGGAGCTACCTGTACGTTTCCTCCAGATATCCACTTTTCCGTCCAAGGCAGTGGATTCATCTGAGGAACTGTGTATGGACATGGTAAACCTAATGCTCTCATTCGTTTACAACCTATCCATTCTACGTAATTTTCTAATATTGATTGATTTAAACCAATCATTGAGCCATCTTTAAATAAGTATCTAGCCCATGCTTTTTCTTGTTCAATAACATCTACAAATAATTGTACAATTTCTTTTTCATTTTGTTTTGCTATCTTTTGAAAGTCTTTATCTTCTTTTAACATATTTCTTAACATGACTGTTGTAGAAGCTAAATGTGTATTCTCATCTCTTGCAATAAACTTTATAATCTTAGCATTACCTTCCATTTTTTTAAGCTCAGCAAATGCCCAACTGCAGGCGAAGGAAACATAAAAACGAATTCCTTCAAGAGCATTCGCTGAAAGCATTGCCATATATAAAGACCTTTTATGTTGTAATTTATTTGTTGCGCTATTATTATCGTTAATTAAATCATCATAGTACTTTGCTATAGAATCGCTACAATCTATTATTTCTTTTACATCTAATAACCCATCAAATACTTCAGATGGATTAGGATATATATTCCTAATAATATGAGTATAGGAACGAGAATGTATCGTTTCAAAAAACGACCAAGTCTGAATCCAGTTCTCAATTTCGGGTAACGAAGCAATAGGAAGGAAAGCAAGGTTCGGGGCCCGACCTTGAACAGAGTCCAATAGTATTTGACGTTTGAGATTAGATGTGAAGATGTGTTTTTCATGGTCGGTAAGTTCTCCAAAATCTTTTTTGTCTTTAGATACATCAACTTCTTCTGGTCTCCAAAAGAAGCCTAATTGTTTATCAATGATTTTTTCGATTTGTGGATATCTTACTTGGTCATATCTTGCAATATCAACTCCTTCGTCGAAAAACATATTTTTTTCTAGGTGTGATTTTTTATTCTTTAACAGTACTGGCATCAGGTCTCCACGATATGTTTGATTGTGTTTCTATTGCATCTTGCGCACATTGTATATATTCTTTGTCTTCTTCTGAAAGTACTGACCAAAATTTACTTATTGTTAAGGTATGGTCATATACGACTTCAGGTTTTTTCATATGATAATCTTGTTCCATCCAACTTTGTAGGATGTCCATTCTTTGATTAATTTTATCTTTTAAATTTTGCATGAATCGCAATCATCCTCATCTTCTATTACTTCTGTTCCATCATAAGTATGATGTTCATCTTCTTTCATTTCCCCAGCTCCATCGAACGTGTTGAAATAATATAATTGCTTTAATCCAAGTTTGTATGCTGTAAATAAATCTTGTATCAAGACAGACATAGGTATCTTATTGTCCTCATAGTTTTCGGGATTATAAGACGTGTTAACAGATATTCCTTGGTCGATATATTTTTGTAATATACCACAAATACTTAAATATCCTTCAGGAGACTGCTGGTCCCACAGTAAATCATATTTATTTTTAAGGTGATGATAACCTGGTACAACCTGTGCCATCACTCCATCTTTACTCTGTTTATATGATACTAAAGCTCTTGGAGGTTCAATACCATTTGTACTATTACTTATTTGAGCGGATGTTTCTGCAGGCATTAATGCCATAAGAGTAGAGTTTCGGATTCCAGTTTCTCTGAGTTGCTTACGCAAATCTTTCCACGGTAATCTTTCTCTGTGCGCTATTAAATTATCTATCGCTTCTTTATAAGTATCGATAGGAAGTATTCCTTGAGAATATTTCGTATCAGTATTATATATCATTTTTCCTTTTTCAACTGCAAGGTTTGCTGAACTTTTTATTAAATAATATGACCACGCTTCAGCATATTCATCAACTATTTTATATGCTGATTTGTCATATTTAAGTCCTCTTTTTGCTAAGAAATAAGCTAAGTTAATAATACCTACACCTAAAGGTCTTCTATTCATAGTACCTTTATAAGCTGCTGGTATTGGATAACCTTGATAATCTAATAACTCATCTAATGCTCTTACTGCTAAATCACAGTATTTTTCAAACTCATGAGGTTCGTTAATTAAACCCCAATTAATAGCTGATAATGTACAAAGAGATATTTCGCCATCTTCATCATCTGAACTATTAAGTGGAGTTGTT